TTAACTGGGAAGCCTGAATGGGCTGACATTAAACATCCTTTGATGAAGGCGGCTATAGATAAGTATCGCAAACTACAAAGAGATCCTCTTGACGATCAATTAGAGGCGTTTAATAAAAAGATAGATCAATACACTACACTTATTAATGAGTGGCACTTAGATCAAGAAACTGCTGAAGACCTTCAGAAAGTTATGATCGGTATTGAAAAACTACTAGGTACTCGTACCGTTTTGCTAGAAGCAATAGAGCGAAGAGGCGAGAGAAAAACTATTAGTGGTGAACAAACACTTAGCTTTCTAGAGAATAGAGAAGTTAGACTAAAAGACGTTTAATGGCTAAGAAATTTGACGTACAGGCTTACAGGCCAATACCCAACAACGGACATCCTAAACTAGATGCAGATAGTCTTGCGTATCAAGATTATTGGGAGGAAGAAATGCATAGGTGTATTAATGGCTATAAACCCCCTGGTGGGGAGTGGATACCTGGTAACTACTACTGGTATCTAAACTACTACATGATTCTTGGTAATGATGGTAGTGATGGAAATCGTAAAAGCTTAATATACCCCTGGTATAGGGATATGGATAGAGAGTATTTTAACCTCTTCCATACTTGCAGGGAAGAAGGTAAAGGGATGATTGTGATTAAAGCTAGGGATAAAGGGTTTTCCTATATGAACTCAGGGCTAGTCGGTCACGAATTTACTTTCTTTCCGCATTCCGAGGTAGGAATTGCGGCTGGACTTGGTGTGACAGCAAATTCTTTCTTTGACAAAGTCAAAAAAGGGTTGCAGAACCAACACCCTAATTTTCGGCATGGGTGGCTTAAGGATACTAAAGATGTTCTTAGAGCTGGGTACAAGCAAAAGAACGCAGAAGGTAGGTGGGAGATAGGCGGTTATCAATCCGTTATACATTGCAGAACGATGGATGATCCTGAAGTTTATAAAGGTGAGCGTTTATCAATAATGATATTTGAAGAGGCTGGGGAATTTAAAAGGTTAAAGAACGCATATATGTCATCTAAGGCTTGTTTTATGGATGGTGCTTATCAGTATGGCGTTCCTGTTATTGGTGGAACTGGGGGTGATATTGATGCAGCGTCTGCTGACTTTATGGATATGTATTATAACGCAGAGGCGTTTAACCTAATCCCTATGTTTATACCTGCGTCTAAAGCTCTTCACGGATTCTTTAGTCCTAAGACTGGAGTAGATGATGACAAAAAAGCCTATGAGTATATAGAAGGTGAGCGGCAAAAGATACTTGACAACGGTGGGGATAGTAAAGCATATAACTTACACCTACAAAACTACCCTCTTACAGTACAAGAAGCATTCTTAAAAACTAAAGGCTCTAGGTTTGATATAGCGTTGCTTAATCAGCAAAGAGCTAGGGTTCAGACACTTGCAGATCCAGAGCAACATATTACTACTGGTAACTTAGATTGGGTAATAAACGAGAGCGGTTTAACAGATCAAGTAGTGTTTACGCCACATCCTCACGGTGCTTATAAAATATTGCACGAACCACAAACACACATGAGTGGTTTAGACATTGGCGGTATTGATTCTTACGATCAAGATCAAGCTGGTGCTGCTCCATCTTTAGGGTCTGCTATGATATTTAGAAGGATAGCTGATACTAATCAACCATATAGGCTACCTATTGCTGAATACACAGATAGACCTGAAACAGCAGAGCAATTTTATGACGGATGTTTAAAGTTAGCTGTTTACTATAACGCGCAAATGCTTATTGAATATACAAAGATTGGTATATTAGACTATTTCCTCAGAAATAGGGCGCAAAAATATTTAAAAACGAAACCTAGGTCTGCACACTCTCCTGGTACTAAGACTAGAAACAACTACGGTATCCACATGAACAAGCAGATTAAGGCGTACATGGAGTCTTTAATGTACGACTACATAAAGGAAAGGGGTGATGAAATTTGGTTTATAGACCTGCTAGACGAGCTTTGCGACTGGGGTTCTAGAAACACGGATAGAGCAATTGCTTTTGGTTTGTGTTTAATCCACGAAAATGATAACTTTGCAATTGAAGTAAAAAATAAAGAAACTGAAACCATAAAAGAAAGTGGTTTTGTATATTATAAATACGATAGTAACGGTACTCCTATAAAACATATAAAATAATGAAGAATTTTCCTAGCCAATTAATACCTGACTCTAAAAAAGATAAGAAGTGGTGCGAGCACATGCTTGACGCTATTGTAAATTCTACAGATCAAGTAGATAGCCCAGAGAATAGGTATAAATTAAAAGACATTAGAAACTACGATATATATAATGGTGATTTCAATAGAGATGACTATAAATATCTTACTGAACAGTATGGATACAATTACCCTGCAAGATTAGTAAACTACCCTATTGTACAGCCTAAGATAGATCTATTGCTAGGAGAAGATCTTCATAGACCGCTTGATACTAAGGTAGTTACTATAAATCAAGAAGCTATTAATAGAAAAGAAGACCATAAAGTTTCTATGGTTATGAATAAGCTGCTTGAAGAAGTTAAAGAGCAGATGGGTGAGATGGGAATAGACGTTAAGACTGAAGGTCAAGAAATACCTATACCTGACGATATAGATACCTTTATGAGGTACAACTACAGAGAGTCTATAGAAGAGTCTGTGCAAGATGGTCTTGAGTTTCTTGTAAATAAGTATAAACTTAAAAACAAATTTAAAGAAGGCTTTAGGGATTTACTTATTACAGGTAAAGAATGTTATAGAGTAGAAATAAAAGATAGTGATCCAAATGTTAGGAGAGTAGACCCTAGAGCTTTAGCTTACGATTTGTCTACAGAGACTGACGATCTTGGAGAGGCTAACTGGATTACAGAAGAAAGGTGGCTTTCTCCTAGTGATATTGTAGATGAGTTTGGTGAAGTTCTTTCTGATGAAGATATTAAGCTTATAGAATCTTTATCTAATCAAAACAGTCTTGATCTTTATTCTGAGCACAGAAACTGGTACATGAAAGGTGAGTCTGGTGAGCTTAGAGTTAAAGTTGTTCATGCAGAGTGGAGATCACTTAAGAAAATGCAATATAAAATAAGCCCTAACAAACATGATGAAGATAAACCATTTAGAAAGATGGTTTCTGATAAATACAAAAAACGTAAGGGTGAAAAGATAAGAAAAGTTGTTATTGATGATATTTGGCAGGCAACTAAAATTGGTGGTAAGATTATGGTTAACTGCCAAAGAGTCCCTAATCAAATAAGATCTTTAGACGATCCTAGTGCAGCTAATCTAAGCTACATAGGTGTTGTAAGAAATCATACTACAGGTAACCCTGTATCTATGGTAGATTTGCTTAAAAACGTGCAAATGCTTTACAACATAACTATGTATCATATAGAACTATGTATGGCTAGGTCTGGTGGTAAAGCTGTTGTGTATGATGTAGCACAAATGCCAGCTAATTTAGGTATGAACATGCAAGATGTAATGTATCATATTAAAAACGATGGTATTATACCTATAAACTCTAAAGATGAAGGTTTGCAAGCTCAAACATTTAATCAGTTCCAGCAAATAGACTTTACATTGTCTAATTCTGTGCAACAACTTATAAACCTTAAAGTAATGTTAGAAGATATGGCTGGTCAAGTATCAGGTGTAACTAAGCAGCGTGAAGGTCAGGTTGAACAGTACGAGCAAGTGGGTAATCAGCAGAGAGCTGTAGTGCAGTCTGCTACTATTACAAGGTCTTGGTTCTGGTCGCATGACATGGCAAAGCAAGATGTTCTTATGCGTTGCGCTAACCTAATGAAAGTTTGTTGGTCTGAAGGAAAAAAGACTGCAACTGTTTTTGGTGACGGTACTTATAAGTTTATATCAATAATGCCAGATGTAGCATTAAACGACTACGGAGTATTCTTGGGTGATGGAGGTAAAGACGAGCAAATGAAAGCTGCTGTAACTCAGCTAGCTCAATCAGCTTTACAGTCTGGGCAAATAGACATGCTAGACGTAATTAGGATATATAAGTCTGATACTATGACTGAAGCAGAACATATTCTTGAAAGAGGTTTAGAAGCTGCTAAAGAAATGCAAGCACAGCAACAACAAGCTATGTCTGAGCAAGCTCAAGCAGAAGCGCAAGCTAAACAACAGGAGCAAGAGATTGAAATTGAAATGAATAAGCTTGATAACGAAACTAAAATTAAGGTTGCTGAAATACAGCACCAATCTAAATTAGAAACTGCAGAAATATTGTCTGATGACGCTTACGGAACTAAGCGTGCAGACGCTGCGTTAAATCAAATGGAAGGACAATTAAAAGGTCAAATTAAGAATTAATTTTTTTTAATAACAAATTTTTAGTAATATTGCAAAATGGAAGCAGAGAAAAAAGAAACAATAAGCGAAGAAGTTCAGGGTTTTAATCCTGAAGCATTTGCTGGACTTGATAAGCTAGTAGAAACTGTAGGTCAAGTTGATGAAGAAAAGTCTGAAGTAGAACCTACAGCTTTAGTAGAGGAAACTGAAGATAGCGTACAAGAAGATGTACAAGAAGATGATGATTCGGATTTTGATTGGGGATCTGATCAAGAAGAAGAGGTTGTAGATGAGGTTGAGCAAGAAAGCTCAGAAGATGATTGGGATTTTGAT